GTAGTGATTAAAATTACAATCATCTAAACTAGATACAGGAGAGAGCATTTTTTCAGATACTCCCTCCCAATCTTTGTAAGATTCAGTCTTAATCTCTTTATTAGTTTTATAGTCAATAATATTTACTTTACCATTAACAACTTCTACGAGATCTGACTGACCACAGATGCCTGCTGATTTAAGATAAACCATATGCTCTGGATACACGCCTGGTTCTAATTTTTGTGATGGTGCTAACTTAATACCGTCATTTAAATCTGTTGGTTTAAACACTGGTACAGTTACACCTTCTCTTTCTATTGAAGCTAAAGAACATAAGTCAGCTTCTCTTTGGTTGTGATAAAATGTTCCAAGAGACATTGCTCTTTCTGATTCAGCATTCCAAATAGATACAATTTCTTTTGGAGTATAGCCATACCACTTAGATCTTTTATTTTTACAAACCTTCTTTGCTACTTTCTCAGCATCAAAGGGTATCTTAAAATGTGATACCAAAGTTGTTACACTTATCCAATTAATTTCTGAGCCATCATTGCTTTTATAGCTATGATCCTTGGCATTAAATACTATACTCATAGTTTTTCCAATTCGTCTTCTTGTTCTTCAGTAATTAAAGCATCCCACTTTCCCAATGGACATGATGCTGATAGTGATCTAGTTTTAAAAGAAAGAGAGCAACCACATTCATTACAGCATGGAGCTGTACCTTTTACTGCACACTTCTTACCTTTTTCTGGACACTCATCACAGATATCATATCTGAGTCTAGAAATTTCTTCTACAGTTTCATCTCTAATAACTGAGTTTTTAATTCCCTCAAATATTTGTGATCTGTTTTGCCAAATAAGATTAAGTACGTTTTTCATTGTATTTAGTTTTTAAAAATTCTTGTCTTTTATTTTCCTGGTCTAATATCTTTGAATGTAATTTTATTAATAGATCTAACTTAATTTCCATTGCTTTTTTATTGTGGTAAGCTTTAAATGTAGAAGTATCATGAGCATCAAGAGATTTAGTAATTTTCTCAATAGAACCTGATACTATTCTTGGTTTTGCAACAAAATGTCCTAAACCATCTACATTTATTCTTGGATAATCTAAATTAGTAAGTGACTTTCTTACATCCTTATAATAAAACTCTACTAAGTCTTCGACTAAATCTTTTTTAATATTAAGATCTTCAGAAACAATTTCATAAATTCTTTTAGCCTTTCTTGGATTCATCTCCTAAAAATTTGTAATCTAAAAGAATAGTTCCTTCTGTCTGAATTTTTAAATCTGGATTTAGTTTAATTAACTTTTTGTTAGATGCATCTTTAATTACCAAATTATTTTTCTCAGCTTTATTTACACTGTTTCTTACAGTTTGCGGAGATTTAAATATTGGTTCTTCTTCTGAAGATGCATCATAACAAAAGTCTGTTAATTCTATTGGTTCATTAAAACTTAGTAAAGTCAAGCAATTAAGATCTGAATCACTAAGATTAATTCTCTTAATGTAGCAGTGTGTGAGAATCTGAAACTTTACAATATCCCACTTAGGCATTTTTACACGCTTTTGTACTTGATTTACTAGAGCCATGACTATCCTCTTTTAAGCTTTCTTCCCTCAGATTTAGATGGTTCAGATGTTTCTTCTTGATCATCTTCTTCAGAAGGATTTGCCATCATAGCAGCAAACTGATACTGAATGCTAGATCTTTTGAATCTTACTTCATCAATCTTTAAAAGCATTTCTTCATAATCTAATTGAGCTCTAAGGTATGGCATTGAGCTTTTATAAAACTCAAACATTTTTTCCTTTTGTTCTTCTAATTGTTCTGGAGTCATCTCCATTTCCGGTTGTTGGTTTGTTGTTTCCATAAGACATTAATTTATATTAGTTTTTACAAATATATATATAATAAGTTTAAATAAAACAAGTTTAAATAAAAAAAATCCAGGTACTTAATATACCTGGATCATCCTACTTAGAGAAGTTTAAATAGACTATCTATTTTTAATTGTTAGATTCAATATAGTTAGTAAGTAAAAGTTTCTAGATATATCTATTTCTACCGAAAATATATCTAATGCAGATATTCTAAATCTAATCATTAGTTTATCCCATTGTTTTGCAGATGCTTGCCAGCCATTTCTAAATTTCATACTATAGGTTTTTTAACATTTCTATTACTTTAGGATCTGGATACATATCACTCTTATCCTTTCTGACTGAGTTATGTGTGTAGATTCCAGGTACTCCTTTGAATGCTTCTTTATCAATAGCCCAAATTTCTGATCTATAAGTTTTGGGAATATTATATGTTTCACATAAATACTCTACTAATTGTCTTAAAGATTCTATCTGTGCATCTGAATATTTGTACCAATATTTGGTACCTTTAAATGGTGTTTCTAATGTTGTAACATTCTCAGGTTTAACTACACTATTTACATAGTTATAGTATTTACCATTGCGGAGTTTCAATGGACCCCAGTTACATACTTCTATACCTACAGAAAGTTTATTAAGGTTCTGATACTTTGCACCATTCTTAGTAAAGTCTTCTGAATCTATACCTAAGTGCCATGCCCAATGTTTAGATGAGAAGCATTGTACAATATCTCCATTCTCTCCAATAATAAATGCAGTTGCTATTCTAGTATCATTGCTGTTCCAGAATCTACTTACACCAACTGCGTCACCACTTCCTGCTGTATGGTGAAGATAAATTTGAGACTTTTCTGTAATTTCTGGAAAGTATTGATCACTATCCAATCTCTTCTGTACTATTTTTGTTAGATCCAACTTCATTCTTTTCATTTTTTTTACCCATTACCTTTTCCATTGTACTTAGTCCGAAAGAAGCTAAAGCAAATCCAGCAATTGAATAAACTAAATCTCCGGATGGAACAATGGTTCTTTTACTAAAAGCACTCATCAATAAACATATTACAAGTGCTAATACACATAATGTTCCTAATACTCTTTTAGAAGATATTATACCATTATCATCACTAACCATTATAATTAAAAACTTTTTCATCTAAGAGTTACCAATTGTCTTACAGTATCTGTCAAATCTCCTACATTTTTTGCTAAGTTCTTAAGCTCAATCTGTGTTTGTTCTTGAATTGCTTGATATTTTAAACGGCTCTCTTGTTCTACAAGTTCAATTTTACCTTTTAATTTTCCTTGTTCCTCTACTACTTTTCTTACATCTGTATGGACCATTCTTAAAAAATATCCTATAACTCCTAGTACTGTTGCAATGGCTAGAACCACCAAGCTTGCTGTTGTTGTTGTTATCATAACATAATAATTTTACTTTTTATCAATCTGTATAGTATGTATAAGATTAGTATAATCAGAAATATACCACCAACCCATGCTAGGAAATTAACCCAACCTGGGATATATTTTATCTTTTGTGGTTTTTGAGTTTTTGTTACAAGTTTGGTTTTGTAAATAGTATTGCCTCTTACAGTTCTGTAGATAGTATCTACTTTGGCAATTACTTTGTATTTGTTATCTCTTACTCTTGATTGTAGTTTAATGATAGTTCCATCTTTTTCAGCAAGTCTAGAAGCATATACATTGCCTAATGAATCACAGAATAGTGTATCTTCTATATATACAGTTTCTCCAGGAATATTAATTGTAGTATCTCTAATTTGTATTACAGTTACTGTACTATCTTTTTGTGTACAAAGTGGACAGTATTTCTCTAATCTTCTTTCTAATGAGCAAGATGATAATAAGACTAATAAAATAACTAAATATTTCATATTAAAACACATAAGTAATTATTACTTCAGCACCAAAATTTGTAACTGTGTCTACATTAAAAGAGCCATTATTAAAGTAATTATTTAATGAACCTGCATCAAAACTAATAGATTGACCAGTAGTTAAAGGTGCGCCATTTACAAGTGCTGCAGCAGTTCCCGTACTAGTAATAGAAAGACTATAACACTGTGGAATAACTGTAAATGTTCCTGTATCTTTAAGAAATACAGGTGTTCTTGCGTTTGGATTTGTATTTGCTAAAATACCTGGTAAAAGACTAGTGTATCCCTCTATATTTGTTAATAATTGAATTACTTTTCCTATTTCATCAAAAGTAGATTGTAACCCTGTTAATACTTTTAATTGCCAAGGAAAATTATTTCCTTTATTACCATAATCTTTTAAATTTCCTATTGACATAATTTCTTATTTTTAAATTTATTATCCAACATTAAATATACTAAAGTTTACGGATGGAGAAAATGGTCTTGTAGGACTAGTTCCAGCTGCAGTTGATAATAGTTTCATTCCTGTAGCTTGAGACCACCAGTAAAATTTAATACTTTGCCCCTTATTAATTTTTATGGTATCTGTAATTACTGCTAATGTTTGATCATTTTGGGCTCCTGTAGTTGTAAATGTAAATGCTGAATTAGGTACAATAACATTATCAATTGTATACCATACTGTTACATTATAATTGGATGCTCCTCCAGTAAAAGATAGTTGCAAAGATAAACTAAGAAAATATGTTGCTGTATTACTAACTACAATATCATTATTACTTCCTAATGCAAATCCTGTTGAATTTTGTGTTGAGTTTATTTTAACTTGATTTGCAGTTGTCGCTCCTCCATTAGGTTGTGTAGTAGTATCATAAAAAGTTGCAGAATATAAAATATAGGGTACTGATTGACTAATAAAATCATTAACAGTCATACCATAACTTTGATATGCATCACCTCTATTTTCAAAACCAACATTTGCACCAAGAATAACTAAATCTGTAGAAGAGTTATTAAAGGTTTTTTTAATTTTATTTTTGGTTTTTAAGTAAATCCAATTTAAAATATCCATTGTAATTATTATGAGTTAATAATCATAAAGTGAACTTTTGCAAGACCATTTAATGCACCTGAAGTAGCTGTATTACTAATAATAATTTTAGTAACACCATTGCTAATATCAGTTCTAACTATAGGTCTACCGGCTATTCCTTTATATTCTAATGAAACTAACAATACTGAACTTAATAAGAGTTTATCATTATAAAATTGAAATGTGTCAGAAGCTCCTGCTGCAGTTGTAAGTGATACAGTTGTTATAACACCACAATGTGTATCAAGTGTAACTTGTGTACTAGCACTAGTAATTTGAGTAACTGCTCCTTTATCATATAATGATTGTAAAGGTGATGCATTTACAGCAAGTGGTAACCAAGCATCATCTCTAGTTACATCTCTAGATCCAATTGCTAATAGATTTGGTACATCTGTTGGAAGAGTTTTTCTGTAATTACCAGCTTTAATCCAAGAAATAAAATTTAAAATATCCATGACTTTTTGTTTTTAATTATATACACTATATCTATAATATAATAAAAATTATCCAGATAACAAACTATTGAGAAACTAATTCTTTATATACATCCATTGTATCATCTACTAGAATAATTCCCTTATCAGTTTCTACGTGTAGCTGTGTATCACTTATGACCTCAATAGGTCCTGTGATAGTGTACTCAATTTCGTTTATCTTAATCATATATCTGTACTATTGTGCGTTTCCAACCAAGGTTATCAGGAGAAGTAGATGTATTTTGTATTGCAAAAATTAAGTAGTAAGCAGTGGCAGGATTGAATGTAGTCAACGTAATAACATTGGAAGTTATATCACTGGTTGCCCCACTATTTGAAATTAAACCATTTAGATTTGTGCCATCAAAATAAAAGTGACGTTCCATTCTTTGAAAATAAGTAGTAGCATTCATGGGTAACCCTGTTGATAATAAAGTTGCACCTGTCAGAGAATTTGTACTATTAATGTATATCCGAGGTGTTGAAGTAGTTGATCCTGCTGTCTTATTTATAAAACCTTTAATATAAATTGTGTTATTAGTTACCAAAGTATTTGCAGGAATTAATACGGATGCACTTATTTGATTTGCTGTACCTGTTAGGTTGCTACCATTAACACTAGCTAATGTTCGTGGGTTAGTACTTATATCCCCACTACCTAGCAATGAGTTGCCGTTAACTGTCTTAATGGATGTACCACTTACTAGAGCATTTTGTTTAGCATTCCATGTAGCGGCAGATGCAATTCTACCATCAGCCAATGTTCCTGTCCATCCTAGTGTTAATGATGTAGCTTGTAATAATGCAGTAGATGGAGTTCCCCCTAAAGTAAGAGTTACATTTGTATCATCTGTTTTTGTTAAGGCTGCTGGTGTTACTGTAGGTATAGTAGGAAAAGAAGCTAATGTTCCATTTCCCCTAATATATTCTGATGTTGTACCAGTAGGTATTGGGAAATATGTTGTTGCTGCAGTTGCTGCTGTAAGATAAGGTGTTAATGCTGATGAAGTTATAAATCCAGAAGGATTAGTATTACTATATGGAGTAAACCCAAGAGCTGTAGTAACATCTGAACTTGTTATACCTGAGATAAATCCATTAGGATTTGTAAGTGGATAATATGTACTTGCAGCGGATGCTATAGTTAAATAACCTGATAGAGCTGCAGTTGTAATATATCCAGCGGGATTTAAAGTTAATGGATAATACTTTGTGTTATATGTTGATAACCCATTATTCCATTGTACACCAGGGTTAGGATAGGTACCTGATAAATCACCCCCGGCAGGACCTGATGGTGAACCACCTCCCCCGCCTCCTGTTGTTTTAGGTTTACCATCTGGACCAGTTACTACTAATCCACCACCATATACATTACCGTTTTTATCAGTTAGTTGCATAATCTAAAATATATGAGTAGTATACTGTTCCTAATATATTTGAATAAACAATAAGTTGATCTCCTTCATTAAGTGGATATACTAATGGATCTGTTACTGTATCTCCCGCAGATAAAGTTAGTTCATATAATGTTTCAGTATTAGACGTCCCCGCATTATATCTATCTAATCTAAGTGTATATGCTGCAGGATTATTAAATCTAAGATTTATAACTTTGACTATTGGTAAACTAGCAGTACCGGTATACAATACGGTACCCATAACACTAACTTGTCCTTGTTTAACTATTTCAACCATAATATAATATACAAAAAAATCCCCAGTATTCAAACCGGGGATTTAACCTATTCTGATTGGAGAGGACAGGTTAGATGAGTAATCCTATTGCTAATGATAAAGATAACATAATCACTATGCAAAGATTAGCAAGTCTCATTCCCGGCTCATCAATTACATATTCTCTTTTAATTCTATCATAAGAAGGTTTATAAAGAATATTAGTTAACAACCATAGGAAGGCTATTGCTAAGATCATTACTGTAATTACTAATGCTTTCATCATTTTATTTTTAAAAGTTTCTCTGATATCAACAAAGCTCTTGTGATATCTCCGATTGCTTGGTCAAACAATAAACTCTTTACTGGTGATCTATTTTCATTATAGTTATCCTTAAGATCTTCTGCTAATTTAGAAAATGTTTTTCTCAATTCAATAATTTGCTCAGACTCATTGATTTCTTCTGAATCTAAACCTACTAAGATATCTCCAAAAGAATAAATCTTAGTTTCTATTATTATTTGTTGTTCATCCATGACTTATAATTTATTTATTCTTCGTTGTAAATATACTAAAGCTTTTTGTAAATCTTCTTTTTTAGTATTAGTTTTTTTACCAGCTCTTACAATATACTTGATAACATTACCAAGATAAAAATCTTCATCTAATCCCCAAGCTTCTAGTACATTAAATACTTCATAAGTATTTCCTGCTCCACCATAATACTGTGGTCTATCAAGATTTACAATCCTATCAGTTAATGGTATTTCTTTAGATATTATTTTATCAAACGGGGTATGCATCTTACTACTATACAATTGTTCTGATTCTTCTGTCAAGTTTACCATACTATTGCAATGTCTCGTTCTGCTACCATCAACTTAATCCCATCCTCTAACTCAACTGCTTCAGATGCTTGTAGCCCAGTGATTCCCATGTACACTTTATCCCCTACCTTTACTGATTCTACATCATCCCCCACTGCATAAACTTCTAACTTAGTCCATGTCTTTCTCATGTCCATCTCAAGTGCCATCTTGTCTGACTCACTTAATTGAAACATTGATTCTTTTGCTTCT